GGAATAAGAATATCCCAACTTTTCTTACTTACCGTTTGCGCTTCCTCTACCCATACAATATCACAGCCTTCAATAGACTTGATAGATTCAACTGTATGTTGCGCTAAACCGGCAAACATAAACAGCGATCCATTCATTCCACGAATCTCTGTTTCAAGGACAGTAAAGAATGCCCCAAGTCCAAGTCTTTGAATTTGATCGGATAAAAGCAAATGCACTGATTGCTTGATACTTTTTTGAATCTCCCGTGTGCATAATACGCGCATGGGTTTTTGAGCCGCTAAAAGAATCAGTGCTTGTGCAAAGTTATAACTTTTCCCGCTGCCCCTTCCTCCGTGTGCTACTTTATAACGTTTCGGAGCAAACAAGAATTGGAGTTTCTCTGGGAAATGTACATCTAGGTTTTCAGCCATTGTTTATTGTCGTATCGGATTTAATGAAGTTTAAAGTAATACATGGTAAATCTGCACCATCCTTACCGCTGTGTTCAATCTTATCAACGAACATACCCATATTCTTAGCAAGTAATTCACTGGCTCGAATACGCGCATCTAACTTAATATAATCACCATTTTCATCTTTGTTACTGCGGACGAGTTTAGTCCAAAATTCCTGTATCTCAAAAATAGATGCAATATTAGCCGCGTACTGTTCTCGAATCTCGGTCACAATCGCATGATGACTGGAAGTTACTTCTCCCATTTCTTTCCACGCTGCTTGCACATTAGGATTATTGAGAAGGGTATAGGCTTGTTTACTTGCCGCCTTATCTGAATATCCCGCTGCAATAGCCGCTTTAGTACCGTCCTGCCCATTACCTAAGTAATGGGTCAAGAAAGCACGTTGCTTGGAAGTGAGCTTGCTTAGAGCTTCAAAATCCATATTACATCATCGCAGGTCTAGTTGGTTTACCCATAGGCGCGGCTTGTGCTGGCGCACCGCCCATACCCATACCGCCTTCTTCACCGCCAAAGCCTTTGGTAAATAATGACTCAGCGCTTGCTGATCCCCCACCTTCTAAAAGACCTTTGGCAATTTTCAAAGCATCGTTAAGGTCACGCGCTTTTTGAACACCTGCGCCCATGCCTTCTGCCATACCTTCCATTGCGCCTTCACCACCTTCAGCCATTTGCTCTTGTTGGTTTTCAGTTTCAACAGTGTATTGACCTTGTGCATCGCGTGTAATTGTAACTGCTAATTCTTCCATTTTCATTCCTAGTTAAAGGGCGCTACGGTATGTAGCGCCATGGGTATTATAAAACGTATTTACTTTAATACATCAGTTTCATCTTTAAACTTTTGCTTCTTTTCTTTTACTCTTTCAATTCGAGCATCGTACTTCTCTCTAACAATTCTACGTTCTTCTTCACCCAAATTAGGATTAGCGCGTAATTCCCTAGTTCGTTGAGCCTTAATACCTGTAATCATATTATTAAATGCTTCAATTTTTTTATGTCTTTCAAACTCAACATCCACACTTTTAAGAGATAAACCGGTAAACAAATGAATAAAGGCTTGTTCCTCTGTTTTCTTAGGTGAACCATCTTTATTCATAATCCCTTCATAACTTGATGGAGATTGTGATTTAATAATAGTTGCAATATCACCTTTTGAACCAAGCATTGGTGGCATCATCATACCGTAAGTATATTCAAGAATTGTTTGCAATTTCTGCGCTGATGTATCATTTTCATCAATAATTTGCTTACCAGTAAAAGCATCTCTGTTTGTATCAATAGCCACAACTGCTTGTGTTATTGGACTACTAAATACACCTATTGCATCTGCTAAAGTACGCAATTCTGCAACATCTTGATTACCTACTAATTTTGATAAGGCTTCAACCCCTTCCGCTGTTTTACCCCAAGGGAATAAATTTTTCATATCAATTAATTGAGTTCTACCTGCGTCATCTTTTATTGGTAGAATCCAGACACTTCCTCCACGTTGCATACGCTCTGGTAATAATTTGAGAATAGCTTTTAATTTATCCTCACCGTCATCACCAAAATCAGCCGCTGCCGCAAGAGATAATGCGTAACCTAGCATATAGTAAGGTAACAATGCAGTCGGTCTATTAGCAAGTGTTCTAAGTGTTGATTCAAATGATTTTATTGTCCAAGTAATAAATGGAATACCCATTGGAACAGTTCTCAACCATTTTGCCCATCTAGGAATAAAGCTATAATCAAATAATGCACGATGAGCCATAACCGCTGCTGTTCCATCCGTAGCGCCTTTGGCTTTCATATCAATGAATTTTGCTACCTTAAAAATCATTTCAATATTTTGATGCAAGTTATTTGCACTTCTTACTGTTTTACCTGTTAAGTATGAAAGTTCTCTAAACAAATGCGTCATTGAAAACCAATCCATATCTTTATCGCTAAATTCAGCTTCATTCTCAAGTAGCCAGTCAGTAATACCTTTCAGTTCTTGATTACTAAATGTGGCTTTTCTACCGCCCATATCCACCATTTTTTGGTAATTTTCACCATTGTTCAATACTTCTTTAAATGCTTGAATAACTCGCACAGGTACTTTATCAAATCTAACACCACTGGTATGAAGAAGAATACCGTTTGATAATAAGTTAGTTACCTGTGTTGGAATATTTACCGCAACATGAGAAAACTTAAAGGCGCTTGTAATTCTAGCGAGAAGTCCATTATTACCAAAGAAGTTTTCAAGCGCTGTTTGCTCACCCGTTGCACCATAAGTATTGATAGTACCTACTAAATCATCATAAATAAGTTTATGGACAACAAGTCCTCTAAGCGATCCATACTTAGCAACATTAGGCATCTTGATAAAATCACTTGGAATAGCATCCATATTTTGTAACGCCTGTGACGCTGCGCGTTTCATCATTTGCGCCAAATCCTGCATAGCTTTTCTATCTTCTTCTGGAACAGAGTAAGATTGGTCAAGAATGCGATCTGCTTCTTTATCTAAGAAATAAGGTGTAACTTTACGAACAACAGTTTTCTTAGGCGCACCTTCTAACGCACTATTAGTTGCCTTATAGTTAATGACCCCATCGTCATCAAATATAGCGGTTGGACGATTAGTAGTAGCATCTAACTCAATATTGATAAGTGATTGTTTCCAAACCCATTTTTCATTATCTGAAATTTGGTTAAAGAATTCCATCATAGCAATATCGCGTAGTGGAATACTGATTGTGCGAGATGCTAAATAAGCAGGATTTTTAACTTCTCCTTTTAATAATCGACGCACTTCTTCGGGTAAATTATTATCACGTTTTTTAGCGTAACCCATTGACGATAAGGTTTTACCGCTTCCAAGTGATTGATATCTATCGCTACTTTGAATAATATGTTCCAAATATACGCGAGGTAAATAACGACCTTCATACATTTGATATGATTCTATTGGAATAATATTGAACTCAACTAATTTCTTACCGATGATTTGGATGGCTTCTTTTAAATCTTTAGCCACCTGTGCCATTTGACGATCCATAATAAAATCAGTGGTAGCTTTATTATCAGTCAAATAAGTATAGATTTCTTTAGAATCCTCCTTAGTGGCATTTTGCAAAGTTTCAAATACATTGCGGACAATATCATCAACATTATCAATCTTACCTAATGTTTTGTAACGCATACCTAAGTATTTACCAAGTTCGGGTAATTTCCCCATTGTAGTTAAATACTTATTGATAAGCTCATTAGATTTATCATTGAGTCTGCGGAAACTATCAAATCGACGAAGCTGTTGAGTTACCCAATCCTTTTCTTCTTCAAGAGAAACATCGTCTGGGTAATTATCTTTATTATCAACTTCTTCTGGAATAGGCTTGGCATTTTCATAAGCCGTATAGCCTGTAGAGCGATTGACAATCTCGCCTTCTTTGGCTTTTTTACTAAACTTTACACTAGTACGGGTTGCCCCAGTAGTTTCTCCAACTCCTGTTCCTTCTTGGATGTTTCCACCATTTTGTTTAATATTTTGGTTTTCTGTTGCTCTATCTCCGCTTTGCTCATTTGATTCTGAAAGTTCGCTAGGTCGTTTAGATAATAATTCAACGATTTTTCTGTAAGTGTCATTGTCAATTCCTTCCATTTGTTTAAATTCTGATAACATTGATGAAATGTCATCCTGTTTTTTAGCCAATGCTTTTTCTTTAGATAAGTTTCCTATGCTACTTGCTGAAACATATTTAGCAGTTTTTTCAGTATTAAAACCTTTAAAGCAACCAACTGTTCCTAATTTATCACAAGTAGTACACGTCCAAAGTCCTTTTGCTTCTTTATTTAATACCTGTACAAAACTTGTCCCTGTTTTAGTGGTTACATTTTCACTATCTACTGGGCAAATACGTTTTGACATATCCTTATATTTTTCGGGATACATTTCACGAAGTTTTTCTCTACTCCATTCTTTACCTTTTAAATTAACAGGTAGATAAACAGAAACTCTATCATCAACTTGAGCAATCATCTCTGGAGTAAAATCGTCCGTTAGTGTAATTGCTAATTTGAACTCTGGGTTATTTAAAGCTAAATCAAAATTAGTGGTATCAATAGATAGCATTTTTAAGTTGCGATCATTAACTTGTTTTAAAAGTTCTGGTCTTTTTGAAAATACTTGTAAATTCACCCCTTTTTCATTAAGCAATTCAATCACTTTTAATTGAGATGGTGATAATTCACCTTTATCATTCAATCTTAATGTTAACTTTTCATTAAAAGCTGCTGTTAATGAGTATTGGTCATATATTCTATTTGCTAATATTTCTGGATATTTAGATGCCATGTACTCAGTATATTCTGCTTTTAATAGCTCGGAAGGTCTACCATTTGCTAAGGCAGCATAACAATGTTCAGCGCAGGCTTTACTTGGATCACAATTTATAAATGAGCCTGCTACATCATTTTCAGCTTTTCTATTATCTCCAACAAAATCATAGGCTTTTCCTAGCAATTGGATTTTCTTTTCTCTGTCTTTACCTAAGAAAACCTTTAACGTAGCATATCGAGAAATATCATCTTTTCTCCACAATGTTCCCGATGTTAATTTATCAATAGTATCTTTGTTAGATTCATAATTTTCAGATAAATGATAAATCTGTCTAATTACCATAGACTTGACAGCCACCATTGCCCAAGGAGTTCCTTTAAATTCCTCAAGATTATCACTAACACGTTTCAATTCATCTTCTGGAAGTCTATCAAGATAATCCATAACTGCTTTATGAGCATCTGGATTTTCATCTTTTAATCGTTTTAAATTACCAACAATTAATGAACGATTTTCAGCTTTAGCAGCCAATATTGCATCTGATTCAGATTGATATTGAGTTTGTTTAGATAACATTTCTGGTGCTTTACGCAATGTCGCTTCAGCAATATAAAGCAAATCTTGATCGCTTAGATTATTTGCCCATTGGATAAATCCTAGCTTTTGTGAAGCAGGGAACATTTTACTCATATTGCGAAGTGCATTTTTGAGCCATGCTTTGAATCTTTGAACAATTTTGAGTTTGGGCGCATATTTAATTAAATAGGCAAGTGTTTCTTCGCGCAAATCTTCTTGAGGAGTATCTGCATCCAAGGCATCTTGTCTACCTTTAACAGCCGCTGGGTTTTTAACTTTTACTAAGTTGTCAGTTTCTTTTAAGAAATTTTCAAATTCAGCTTCATTAGCTCCCATTTTAAGCATATGCACACTTACTTCGTGCATCATTAAATAATGTAAGTCTTTTTCTTTATCAATGTTTTCCGCAACAAAATAAGTTTTACCATTAGCAGGATTATAAAATGCTTCAATGTCACCGTTTTTACTGTAACTAACTTCCACTGCATTTTCAATAATTGCTTGAGCTTGCTCGTCGGAGATAATCTTAAACATCCCTGTGCCAAGTAACCTATCAGTCCATCCTTTACCGTAAGCATCGTCACCGGCTTTGGTCAAACCTTCTTTTAAAGATTGCTCGGTGTGAGTATTGGTAGCAGGTTGTTGAGTTTCACTAAAACGAAAATCGCTCTTTCTCCCATAAACAGGATTCTTAGCAAGTACCAATGAGCCGATTTGAATTATTTCATCTGCATAAATAACAGGTTGACTGTTTTCTCTATCGTAAAAATAAGAATGCTTTAATGGGTTCATACCTACTTGCACCCACTCTTTGTTATTCATTGCTTCTTCAGCTTTGGCTTTTGCTTCTTCAATTGTTGTACCTTGCCATTTACCCATCATGGTAGCAATTGTACCTTTTGGAGTACCGCCTGCTATATCCAAAGCATTTGTTTCGCCCATTCCAAAAGTTACTTCTTTAGCAATAGCAACAGATTGATAACCTGCGCTATCTCCAGCTTTAAATGAACTATCTGAAGCAGGAACAATAGTTCCGTTTTTAATACCCAGTGTTTCTTTAATATAACCTGTTATTGATTTTGGAATATGAATTGACACTACCCATGTGTTATGGTCTCTATAGGATGGGATATCGAGTCGCAATTGAATAATTTCCCCATCCTTAAATGTAAGCATTGGCAAACCGTATTTAGCCGCTTTCTTTGGCGATTGCCCTTTACCGTTTTCTAAAGCATAACGAGCTTCTTCCTCAGTAGCGATAGGCGGAAGTTCTTCATAAGGAGTCATTGGTAAAAGTTCATCTGATAATAACTCATATTCATACGGTGTTATCAAACCTTCTTTTAACTTTTTAGCCGCTGCTTCTAATTCTGGGATACGAGCCAATACATCTTTATGAGATAAACGTAAACGATGATTTTCTTCTTTATCTGCTACTGTTTTGACTTTGTTCTCAAGTTCATCAATGCGAGCAACAAAATCTTCTTCCCCCATATCAATTAGATTTTGACGCATCTCGTCAGACATAGGTTTAAAATCCCATGCTCTGGCTTTGCTAAATCGAATATCATTTGATTCTTTGCTAAACGCGCCTATGTTATCTGTGGCAGATTTGATTTGGTTATTGTGTAGTGGCACAAATGCAAAAAAAGCATTAGACTTTGCTATTTTTGGCGTATCACCTTCATCCACTATCATACCATCGTATTTAGTTCCTTCGGTTCTCTCAAAATGCCGCAATGCGGAAAATAATTTATCCGCCCAAATAAATGATAAAGGTTCAGAATCTCGGAGGTTGCTTAAACCTTCTGATAATCTTGGATATTTATTTGAAAAATACGGTATAAATTTAGTATTATAAAAATTGTTATCTTTTTTGTTTTGAGAATCAAATGGATTTCTAATATTTAAAAATAATGCCATTGGCTTTTTGCCGCTGGAATATACTTTTGCATAGTTCGGATCTTGTGTAAAAAAATTACCTTTATATTCGTTGAACTCCCAAAACTTTTCGCTAGTCCCATGATAAACCACCAACGGTTCACCATTCTCATCAACAACCTTAGACGCATTTTCTGGATCATTTTCCCAATCACCAAACCACTCTTTAAATTCTGGTGTTCTAACTTGCTCGTATTGAACCGCGTTTAAGTTTGAGGGTTTACCGTTAGGCGCAAGGCGTTGCTGCGATTTGGCTTTGCTGAATTTTAAACTTGAAGGCTTGATTAAATTTGGAATAGCTTTTGACATTTCGTATTTGAAGATATCAGTTCTATCGTACCCAAATCGGGGATGATCATATGCAAATTCATTAATATTTTTAGGAGAATATTTACTGTACAGCCAAACTATGTCGTTTAGTTTTGATAAATCTCCGTAAACTTCTTTTATTTTACCGGCTATTTGTTTTAAATCGTTTTCTGAAAACCCATTATGATTTTTCCCAAACACATTTATTGACAAGGCTTTGGCAAAATCATGAAGGCTTCCCTCAAGAAGGGTATTTCCTTTTTTATCAAAAGCCACCATATTAGGGTAATCTAAAAAATTATTTGGATTGTTAAATACAAGATATTCATCTTTACTATTTTTAAAAATAGTAAAGACACCTGTATTCTTAAATTTTTCAAATCCTAAATACTTTACCAAACTATCTATTTCTTTATAAAACCTATTTTTATATGTTTTGTCGGCAGATGGGTCATTAATATTTTCCAAAAATTCATTACGTCTATTTTCAAGACTACTTTCTTTTAATTTTGATGTGTAATTTGCTTTGGCTTCTTTTTCTTTATATTTCTTTCTAAGGCTATCTCTTTTTTCCCAAATATCTAGGTAGTCTTCAAAGTTTGCGCCATATATGCCCCATCCTTCAGCTACTCTTAATTCAATAGCGGCTCTATGTTCACGTTCAGCTTGTTTGGTAATTTCTTCTACATCACCTTTAGGATTACTTGCAAGTTTTTGTTTTACATATTCTTTCTTGGTGTAATCATCAATTTCTTTAACGTAATCAGATGTTTTTCTATTTTGATCTTTGAGATTATCAGTTTCCTCCCCATACCCTTTCTCAATAGTCACATTCGCCTGTTTAAGCGCTGCTGTGAGTGCTTTATTATCTTGGCTACCTAACTTAATGCTTACATCTTTTCTGCCGTCTACAAGCTCTTTATAAAGCTCTGGCGCATAGGCTTTGGCTTTGACTGGAAAAACGTGCGCATACAGATTGAATTCAGCCACAAGTTCTTTATCACTTGCTAAATAAGGATGATTAGCTTCCGCATCACCTAGAATTAATTCTTTAAGTGTAGCGCGTTCATCTTCAGTTAATTTGCGGTAATTCAGTAGTTGGTGATGAATAGCGTGACCGAGTTCATGTAATGTGGTGCGATCAGATTGGCTTGTTTGATAAATAGCCTGTTCAACTTGATCGTAGAATCCACCGATATTGCTATCTGTATTGATTAATGAAACCGATTCGAGATTAGGGTATTGGGTTTCATAGTCAATTTCAGTTTCATCAAATTTACTTTGAGCGCCTTTATCCCCATAGAACCAATGATTAGGATAAAGTTTTTTAAGCTCAAGTGGTGAGTTAGCAAGTTGCTCACCTTCAATTGTCACTTCACGCCCAACGGTAGCTTTGCCCTTACGTTCTGGTGCAAACAAATCACCAGAAGTTGTCATGCCTTTACCGAGCATTTCATCAACTACTGTATCAACTTCCAAATCAGCTTTACGTTTCTTTTCCGCTTTAATATCTGCAATGATTTTATCTTTTTCAGCTTGCGTCTTTGCATCTAAAATTGCGTTAACTTCTTCATTTGTATAGGTATTTAGAAGTTCATCTTGTTGTTGCTGTTCTAAATCATCCTCTCTATCGGCTAACATTTTGGCAATATCGTTATCAAGTCCTTGGAACGTATAGACTTTTTTCCCAGCTAATGATTGACGTAATTTAGCAATTAAATCGTTTTCCCCATCAACGTCATAACCTTTGCCGTTTAATTGTAACGCCATTCCATCAAAACCTTCGGAACTTGTTTTAGTAAAGTACCAACCTTTGAAATCAGAAAAACCCGCCCTATTTGCCATTTCGCGATTGATTCCGCCAAGTTTACCGATAGCAGTTTCAATAGGTTCTAAACCAGTTAGTGCCCGTAGGTTATTGACAGCAGGTTTTGTAGGTTTTCTAACCACTGGGTCTTCAGTGACAATACCGTATTTCTTATCGCCAAGTTTTACCCAAGTGTGAGTATCCTTAGATAATTCTGGATTGGTGCGAATGTGCGTTTGCGCTCCTTGCGGACTAGTAAATGCCTTACCGTTCTTTCTAAGAATAGGGTTGTTGATTGTTCCTTTGGGTTCTGCTACTGGTGTTTCTGCTACTGGTGTTTCAGAATATAAATTTTTACCTGTTGTAAAAATAGGCGTGTTGTTACGTTCTTTAAACGCATCTTTAGTTGCATCTCTTAAATGGAATGTTACTAATGTATCTTTTGAAACATCCGCTTTGCCATTTTCAATTGGGAACGCTTCTAAATAATCGTGTCGAGCGCCAACAGATAAATACTCTTTTCCATTTTCATCAACTACAATCTCACCTCTTTTCAAATTACCTGCAATTTCTGGATTAATTTGTTGTTTGGTCTCTATTGGCATTTCTGCTACAGGTATTTCTGCTGTTGGCGTTTCTGTTACAGTAGCTTGTGAAACATCTTTGTTAATTCGATTAATCGCATCATTTAATATTTGATTTTTAGCATTGATTGATTTCAATTCAACATTCAAAGGTTCATTTAAAATCTTTGCAGCCAAGTATCGATGATGACCATCTTGAATTTTTATTTCACCATCGCTATAAATAGTAGCCTTAATGGGTTCGCTCAAATCAACACTTTTTGCCCATTCTTCTTCGGATTTACCGCTTGCTTTTTGAGAACTAATCGCCCAATTAATTTCAATTTGGTTGAGTGGCTTTAATTCTTGCGGCATTATTTTACTAACTTCTTTTACATCACCATAATATTTACCATTAGGTTCATTGTAATAAGTGGTTACAGGCATTTCTGCTGTTGGTGTTGCTTCAATCTTTCTTTTTTGTACTAAGTAGCTATCATTTTGCCAAGGTACAACCCTATATTCATTTTTAGGCTCTATCTTTTCCATAGATTTTGCCATTTGATTTGCATCACTTAGGGAATTGGTTGGAAAATGAAAAACCCATTCACCCGCAGCATACGCTTCATCTTCTTTTTTATTAGCCGATTCTCTTTCTAAGTTATTTAACTTATCTTTTACAGCAATCTCAGCTTTACGAGTTCCTTCAAAATGACGCTCATTATCTGATGTTTCTTCAGCATAAATTGACTGTATTTCTTCTGGTGTAGATGCTTGATTAATTCGTGCAATACGATCCGAATTTCTTGTTTCATAATCTGCTGTTGGTTTTGCTCTTTCAACTTTTCCAAATCCGCTAAGTTTTCGTTCATTTGTCTTTTGGTCATAATACCCTTGAGGATTAATAAGCGCATTAACACCATCAATATCTAGGGTAAATCGTTTACTGCCTTCTTCTTCAGATGGGGGGATTATAACTGCCACAACCTCTCCATTTTTTCTTTTTATAACACCTTCAATTACAAACCTGTCGCCTGTATCTGTAACAATCACATCCCCTTCTTGAAAACTATTCATTAGTTTTTGAAGTTGTTCTTGCGTTTGAACTTCTGTTATTGGCATTTCTGCTGTTGGCATTTCTGCTGTTGGCATTTCTGCTGTTGGCATTTCTGCTGTTGGCATTTCTGGCGCTTGCTCAATCGGTGTAACCAAATTAGTGTAATGATCCCTTTGCGCCTTATTGAGCGAATACTTTTCACCTGTTGGAAGATACAGCATTCCGCCTTTAAGCTCTGCGCCACCTTGTTCTACTGCTTGACCAATAAAGTCTAAACTTTCCTGTGTAGCATCTAACTTATCTGGTTTAGCTTTTACAGGCTTTTGCATCAAAGGTTCTTGCATAGCGGTAATTTGATCTTGACCGCGTTGAGCTTCAATGGCTTGTTGCTCTTGAGTTTTCAACTCATGGGTAATAGCATGGTCAGTTGAGATAGCTTCACCAATATGATTGAATGCTTGTAGGGCATCATCTACATTGTTTGCACCTGCAATATCTTTAGCAATTACTTCATTGTTAACTAATTGATTTTCACCAACAATGCTACGAATATCCCCCATTGTTCTTTGCCAATCGGGTGAAGTTTGAGCAGGTTGTTGCGCTGTAGTTTGAGCAGTTGTGCCATCAAGTCCACCGCGTAGCATTGACGGATCAATCTCACCTGTAGCGGGTTGATCTGGTTTTTGTTGAGCAGGTGATAATGCTCCACCAATTGCACCAATACCCCCACCACCAATGCCGCCTAATGCCGCTGCGTCAATTGCTTGTCGCAATGAGTCACTGCTAAATGGGTCTTTACCTTTACCTGCTTCTTCAATAAGCGTTTGGGCAAACTCAGTTCCAAATTCGATACCTGCACCTTTAGCACCTGTCGCAGCGCCACGAAGTAAATTGCCTTTTAATCCTTCAGTATATTTACCTGCTTCCGATAAGCGTTTACCACCAAGTACATCCAATCCAAACCTATCTGCATAAAATTCACCTGCGGCTGCAAGCGCAGTTGCACCTAAGCCTCTGCTAACTTCCCATGGTGTTAATGCGCGATTTTGCTCAGTGGATTGTTTAGCTAAATCACCTAAAATCTCACCACCTTCTAAGCCTACTGCTTGAGCGCCTAAGGTATAATCACGACCTTTTTTACCAATTGATTCTGCAACATTCTTAACGGCTTGTCTTTCAATTTCAGATTGAGTTATATCCCTGCCTGCATTTTGCTCGGCAATTTTAAGCGCTTCTTGTTCAACTAATTTTGCTGTGTATTCTTTAGCAAACATTTCACTGGCAAGTTTAGCCCCAACTTCGCCTATGCCCCCTGCAAGTATGGCTTGAGTTCCTTGACCAAGCCCATACCCTAGACCATATTGAACGGTATCAGCAAGCGCACCAAAGTCGCCTTCTTTTGCTTTCTGATAAGCATAAGTAAACGAATCACTTTCTTTTGCATTGGCTTGAGTTTCTTTTTGCGCTTCAATCATTTTGCCAACAGCTTCCTGCTTACCTTGCGTAAGCATTCCACCTTCGCCAAATGCAGTTTCACCAATGGCGTATGCGCCTGCTTCCAATCCATAGCCTAATTCTGGCAACTGCTCATAAGATGTTTTAAAGCCTCGTGAGAAGTCGCTAGTATCCTTTGGATTAGCCTCCGCTTGCATTTGTGCAATCTGCTCTGGCGTTGGTTGCTCAACTGGCTTATTGAATTGCGTCAACTCGCCTGTAGGGTCTTGTGCTACAGGTTCAGTTACAGGTTGGTCTTGATTAACTTCATTACCAGACGATTCAGATTTAAGTTGATCTTCGGCAGAATACCATAACTGCATAGCCTCATCGTCGGTTAAGCTATCATCAAGGGTTAAATTTGTACCATCTGATAATTGTAGTTTCATTTTTTAAGAGTCCTATTTATTGGCAAGGATAATTTTTGAAATTTCTAAAGGAACACGTTTATTTTCTCTAGCTAATTGCATCATTGTTCGTTCTGCATCTCTAATGACGGTAGGCATATTCGCTTTGGTTAAATCGGATTTAGCGTAATCCCACCAGTTTCCACCTTCTTTTTTAGCTTTTTCAACAGCTTGCTTAATATCTGGAGGAGAAAAGCGATAAGCTAAAAAGGCTGATGCATCACCTTGTGTTGCGGTATAGGCTTTTTTATAAAAGTCGGGCGCTGCTTTTTCTTTAGCTTCAACGGAGTATTCTCCATTGGGTAAATCGGGTTTAATACCTAAATCCTTCATAGCGATGTTAGTAAGTTGATAACTTCCATCTGCTGTAGGGTGGGGATTGTCGGGAGTAGGTTTAGGTCTACCGACATTAGCACCTTTTAATCCCGATTCAGAATACAGTAACACGCCAGTGATAGTATCAAATTGACCTTGTTTAACTGGATCATCTGTAAATTTAATTAATGGGTTAGCTGTAGCTGTTTTAACAGTTTGCTCTATTGCCTTGTCAGTGGCTTTACTAACTTGTGTTTTAGAACTATCTAATGGGTTCTCAACAGGTTGCTCAGAAATAGTACCTTTATTCAATGAAAGCATTCCGCCTTTATTGTCTTTAAACGAAACAGTATCGCCTTGTTTGGTTGTTAAGAGTTTAGATTGATTTTCAGCAAATGCCTTATCCCATTTATCAGCATTATTTTTATCTCTATCAAGTAAAAGGTTATCAACTCTTGCGCCTAATTGACGATTAGTGATATCCCTCGCAACAATATCGGCTTGTTCTTTGTCGTAGGGTTGCGCCATTTTCAGACGTTCTTCAACAGGCAATACATTCCAATTACCATTATCCTCAACTCGAACTAATATCTTTTTCATTACCGGCTTACCGTTTTCATCAACTCTACCTGTATCGATTTCAGTAGTTTTGATTTGATCGGCTTTATCGTTGAATTTAACACTAATGACTTTAGCTTGTTGGATTAAGGTATCGCGTTTTGTTTCATCTGGTTCAGAATTAATGCGTTTAGTTAAATCTGCTAAACCTTTTTCTTTATCAATTTCCAATTGAGTTTTTTCGCGTGTTAACTTGGCATTATCTAGCGCTGATTCACTTGCTTTAACAGATTCTTTACTTGCATTAATCTGTTGCATAGTTGATTGGTATGATGGGTTTGTTGGGTCTTTTTCCCATGCCTGTTTGCGCAGTTCATCGGCTATTTTTTCAGCGGATGCACGTTTTTCAGTATCCACCGTCCATTGATGTTGAGCGCCTGTTTCAAGAGTCTTATCGGCTTGATTGCGTTCATAGATAAATTGTTCTCGTGTTGATGCTCTGCCTTCTGACCGTATAGCCGCTTCTTCAATTCGTGCTTCACGCTCTTGATCCGCTTTGGCTTTAATCTCAGCATCTTGATCCTTGCTGTATTTATTTATCATCGCTGTGCCTAGACCTTGCGCAGCGCCTAAGGCGAAACTGGTTAACATTCCATAAGCCATGACTATTTACCTCTCTT